TTGCTACCAGTTGGCACAGAGGCACCTGCCGAGACTTCGGACAGCAGAATAATGCTTGCAGCATCGCAGCACGTAGGCTGCACCCAGCAGAACGTGCGTGTCATCCTCATCAAGGCTGGATTGATAACACCCAAGAAGAGACGTGCAGCCGTGCGCAAGTAATCAAGTCGAACCAATTAACATTCAGAGCGTATGAAGAAGTTTATCGAGATTATCACAAGTGACGAAGTATTATCCCTGGTATTTGTCACCATGTTAGTAACTTTAATCTTTTGGAGGGCTTAGTATGACGAACGAAGAACCAAAGGTAGCTGATGCAGGCAGATACACAATGACAGAGACCTGCAAGGTACTGGGCATCCATCGCAACACCCTGCGCAGATGGTTGCAGGCTGGTAAGATGAAGGTCAAGTTTCGCAGAATCGACAACCGCAAGGTTATCGAGGGCGCAGAAATCAAGAGAGCGTGGAGGGTTGCCCTATGATGAAGGCATACGTAAAAGCGAAGCAGCTGACCGCCAAGTGGGAGCAGGAGCGAAAGGAGAGCAAGCGACTGGCAACTATGAAGGAAGCTGAAAGACGCATCCAGGTTAGGGAGTTCGACAATATGCTTTGTCTGTCACTGGACGGAATACCGGTACTCCCGATGAGCGAGTTCAACAAGCAGACGCTTGCGGATGCACGTCTGACATTATTCAACTATTTAAACAGACAATAAGGCTATGAGCTGGAAAGAAATGATACAAGTGGAACGTGGAGCCGATATTACGGAAATGGAAGCTCCTATTCCTAACACGATTGGAGAAGGCTTCTCCTTCTGTTTGGATGGTGTGCAATATACTACAGTAGGAGGATATACGAACGGAAAGCGTGATGTGGAGTTTTTCATAACTTCTTATATCGGTTATTGTGGTGGGGCACAGCATTACTATTGCTCTATTAGTATTTTCGTGGAAAACAGAAACGGAAACAAAATTGTAGCAGGATACTTGGGCGGTATAGAAGTTCCTAACGAGTTCAAGAGTTTAAAAGCGAGTGTAGTTAGACCTCTTTCAAAAGAGGAAGTGGCAGACACTAAAAGATGGGAATTTTACGATGAAGGCGACATGGTGGATGCGTTTTGTTCACTCGATGAGCTTAACAAATGCATCGAAACAATCCGTCAGATTTTCCCGGAAGATAAATGGAATGTCGTGATTAAAAGAAATATTTAGCATTATGAGACCAGGAATTATCGAGGAGTGCAGGAAGAAGATGTACGAAGCCATCTGGATGGAGATAGACCGTGAGCCACAGCAACCAGCGGTTGCACGGACAGACATCAAGACCAAGGCAGGCGACATCTGCGTATGGTGCGACAGAACTGGGAACGTAGCTGTCGTGACGCACAAGAATAGCAACAACGAAAGCGAGTGTCTGGAGGAAGCCATCGAGGGCTGCGTTAACTATCAAGACGTGATGGACGACTGGTTGGAGGAGAACAGCCAGTACGCAGACCAAGACGTGATGGACGCTTTCAACGAAAGCAGGCTCGACACTCTTATGGCTCAACTTGTTTAGGCTTCATAAATGATAGTTATAACAATTATTTGACACTTAAATCCCTGTAGCGGCAGGGCAAAGGGCGCACGCAAAGCTCATTTCAAAGGTTATCTAATTCATGCGATATAATATGCGGAAACAGACAGCGTGCGCCCTGCAACGGAAGGGCATCCCTCGGCAGCTGGCAAGGGGGGGGTAAGTTTTGGCAGTCAACTGGGGTTCGAATCCCCAGCCTTCCACGATAGTTAATGAAAATAAGTTGAACAGTAAAAAGAACGAATTATGGAAAATGAAATTATCCAAGTAAGCGGTGGAGAAATGCTGGAAGCTATCAACCGCTCTGAGATTGACGGACAGATTGCCACAGCGCACAAGTTTCCGAGAGACATTGCACAATGCAAGCAGAACATGGTTGCCCTGGCAGCGATGGACGATGACGTAGCATACAACTGCTTCTACCACCTGGAGCGCAAGGGTAAGGACGGACAGATTTCTGTTATCGAGGGTCCCAGCGTGAGATTCACGGAAATCATTTCTGCCTGCTGGAAGAACCTGCGCATCGCTGGCCGCATCATCGCCAACGATGGAAAGACCATCACAGCGCAGGGCGTCTGCCATGACCTCGAGAGCAACGTTGCCTACTCGGTGGAAGTGAAGCGCAGCATTCTGACATCGAAGGGGTACGCCTTCTCGCAGGACATGCAGGTGGTAGTCGGCAATGCAGCTGTGGCAATCGCACAGCGTAACGCAATCTGCAAGGTCGTGCCTCAGGTATTGATCTCAAGCGTAGTCAAGGAGGTGCAGGCGAAGGCTCTCGAGCACATCAAGCAGACTGGCGTCAAGAGCCAGTGGAAAAGCTGCGTAGCCTGCTTCCAAGTCTATCAGGTAACAGACCTTATGCTGCTGGATTACCTGGGAAGAAAATCAGCCGAGGAAGTCACGGCAGAGGACATTCAGAAGCTGGGCGGTGTGTACAACGCTATCAAGGAAGGCACGACCACCGTAGAGGAGACCTTCAAGAAGCCTAAGCAGCAGGAAGCCATCGCAAAGCAGGCGCAGGCAGCAGCCGATGATGCCAAGAATAAGGCGCAGCAGGCAATGAGCCGCAGCCAAGGCAAGACTGGCACAGCAGCGAAAAAGTAGTTTATAAAGTTATAACGTTTGCCCGAACCGCCACGGTGCAACCTATGGGGTGGGGTCCCATCGAGACAAAGGGAAGCCGTGGCAACTTTTAAACATTCAGTAATATGACAGTAAAACAATTAAGAGAAGCAATTAAAGGTCTCAAAGGAGACGTTTATGTAGAGGTTGTTATGCCAGCAGGCAAGGCTGGATCAACGTGGCACATGCCAGTAGAATCTGCATCAAAGAAGGATGGCAGATTACAGCTCAAGACAAACAATCCGATGTAGAACTTTATAAGCGTAAAAAATTATGGCAGAAAAACAAAACAATAAGAGACACGAGAGCACTATCGACAAGTACTTCAGCAGAACCGCAGATGGTTTTAAGGCATGGGCTGAGGAAGACGGGGAAGAAAGAAACTATCTGCAGATTGCACTTGAGACGATTGGAGATCCAGACGAAAACGGAGACCAAAGATTCGATTTTCATATTGCTTACCACGGTAAAGCCAGTTACCTCGCAGACGGAATTGCTCAATCAATGCAAAGGGATAAATTCATTCGCGATATCGTTATTAAAGCAGCAAGAAAATTCTTAATGGATAAATAAAAACATTCAGACAATGAAACAGATAATCAAGTACAAAAGCAGAGAGGAGTGGTTGCAGAACCGCTCGAACGGAATAGGAGCAAGTGAAGCAGGCACGGTACTGGGACTTAACCCATGGGAAACGCCATACCAGTTGTGGAGACGCAAGAAGGGCGTCGACCCACCAAAGGTTGAGAACTTTGCGATGATTGCAGGACACCTGCTGGAGGATGCAGTGGCGCAGTTCTTCAAGCGAGAGAGCCACTGCCACATCATCAAGGCGAGCACGGACGACTACACCATCACGAACACCGATGCACCGTATTTGCGTGTATCTCCTGACCGCACATTCTGGAGAGTTGGGCAACGGCACAACGAAGCGAGCAAGAGCATCCTCGAGTGCAAGACCACGCAGATGCAGATAGATGCAGACGACCTTCCGAAGCATTGGTTCTGCCAGCTTCAGATGAACCTCGGAGTGGGAGAATACAAGGACGGAGCACTGGCCTGGCTTACAGCAGGCAGGGAGTTCGGATACAGAGACATCGACTTTGACCCCGAATTTTACGGATGGATGAGGGACGAGATAACCAAGTTCTGGCTTGACTACATCGTGGGCAACCAAGAGCCACCTGCCTATAGCGCACAAGATGTTCTATTGAAGTCGCCACTGCACAAGGCAGGAAAGGAGATTGAAGCCACAGCCGAAATCGGGGATATGCTCATCGAGTTGAAGGATATCAAGGAGAAGGGCAAGGCACTGGAGAACCGACAGAATGAAATCGAGGACAACTTGAAGCTGTTCTTCGGGGACGCAGAAAGTATCGTGGACGGAAACGGCAAGACGCTGGCAACGTGGAAAGCACCGAAGGCAAGCGAGAAGTTCGATGCAAAGGCTTTTCAGACAGACCATCCCGAGGAATGCGCTGCCTACATCAAGCAGGTGCAGGGAGCACGGAGATTACTCATCATGTAAAGGCAGGGCTTATGGCTAACGTTCCTATATCAAAAACCGACCTAAGGAATATAATTTCCCAACTGGAGAATTATATTTCCCTAGGTGGGGAAGTGACAGCTCCGACCGACACAAGCCAGCGGAACAAAATCCGTATGGCCACCGTGCTCAAACGGAAGCTTGAAAAGAAACTATCATTATCAGAATAAAATCATGAACGATTCATTTATACTATACACTTCAGACTATCAATTAATCGAGGGGCTGACGGATGAGCAACTCGGTCAACTGACCCGGGCACTCTTCATCTACGCAAGGGATGGCGAGGTTATCAACCTAGAGCCAGTTGTACGTATGGCTTTCGTCTTCATCAAAGATAAGATAGACCGAAACCAAGGTAAGTACCAAGCACGATGCGAGAAGAACCGACAAATTGCCTTGGAGCGAGAAGCACGAAAGCGAGAAGCACGAAAGAGCACGAACGACCACGAACGTGCACAATCGTGTACGAACGTAAACGCTCGTTTACGAAAGAGCACGAATGACCACGTTCTGCACCTAAGTGATAGTGATAGTGATAGTGATAGTGATAGTGATGTTTCTAAAGAAACAGATAATAATACACCTTCTAAAGAAGGTTTGTCAATTTCGGAAAATCCGAAAGTTGACCCAGTCAAACGATGCATCAAGATTGATTTTGCGGCTATCAAGGAATACTGGAACACCAAGCGTGACCAGTCGGGCAGCGTAATGCGAAGGTTGACCTTGATGAGCGACCAGCGCAAGGGTAACGTCCGTTCAAGGATAAGGGAATACGGAGGGGACGTTCAGATGGTCTATAAGGCAATCGACAAGGCAATGGCAAGCGACTTCATGAACGGCAAGAACGGAAAGGGATGGGTTGCCAGCTTCGACTGGATGATGTGCCCTTCCAATTTCCCTAAGGTTCTTGAAGGCAACTACGACAACGGGCAGCCAGCAGGAAGCCAGCAGCCGCAGGCAGCAGCCAAGGCACAAGATCCAACGGCAACGGCAAGACCGAGCATCGGGGAACGCTACGAGCAAGCCAAGCACCAGCAGCCAGCACCTCAGCAGAGCCAAGACGACAAGTTCCGATGGGTAATACAGCAGAACCTGGACGACTTGAAGAAGAATCCAAGGAACAAACCAGCAAAGGATTCACTGGAGAGATTCTATGAGCAGGGAGTTCTGCAGCGGCTGGGCATCGACTGGAAGCCCGAAAAATAACGAATGAGGGTAAAATTAGCCGTTCTGAGCCGTTTTTACGCTTCGGGCGGTAAATTATAAGGCAAACAGATTTTAAACGCTTAAAACGAAAGAATTATGGCAGAACAGAAAGAAGTAAGCATTGTGAGCAACGATTGTTTCAAAACAGATTACCCGATAGGAGCGATAATCTGCATCGAAGGCACAAATTGCAAGGTGGTTGAGGATATAGACTTATCTGACGAAAATTGCTACGAGTGCATCTTGAACAATAAGAAAGAAGGAATTATGTGTAGAAACCTTGCTTGTCTGAATCACGAAAGGGAAGACCGCAAGGACGTACACTTCGAAAAAATCGAGAGCCATGAATGAGTTATTTTTCCACGAATGCAGAGCCGCAGGGCTCGTATTCAAGACATCGGACGATTGGCTCAAATGGCTGACCGATAACCACTATGACATCAAGAAGCCAGTTGCAGAGCATGAAGGCTTCAAGTACAACATCATTGATGAGTGCACCAATCCGAACGTAATCGAGTATTCCGTAGAGGGAGCAGACAACTGGGGATGGAAGGTAATGACCGCCAAGACCCAGTTCGGCTGGATATGGGGCTACAGCATTCAGAAGGGAAAGGACGGATACGACAGTCCGGCAGGCTACCCGAGTAGATATGACGCTGTCAACATCTTCTACGGTAATGAGAAAGAAGAGGTTCAAGACG